GGCGCGTGCGATCTCAGTTCGCGCGATCAGTTGAATCTTCCACTTGGCCGTCTTTGGTGCCTGCTCGCGAATGAACTTCGCAAGTTCTGCCGGACGTGCGCCTTTGGATTGAAGGTCAAGCGCCTGTTTCGTGACTTGTTGCGCGATGTCTCGCGGCAGTGAACGAATAAGCCTGGCATTCCGCGCGGCAATCATGCGCAGTGCTAATTGGCTCGTTGCCAGGTCCTCTTTCAGCGCTTCATAGATTCGCCTGCCGCCCTGAGCCTTGAACGCCGCCTTGCGCCAGCTTGACGCGTTTGCGTGGGTAACTTCCTTCGCCATTGCCAGCGCGATTCGTTCCGAGGCTGCGATGAATTCCGGCGTGTCCATCAGCCACGGCTGGTCGATAACGTCCAGCAGTGTGCGGCCCGGAAAGAGCCGATGGATGGCCTGGGAGTAGAGGCGAACGAGCCGACCGAATGCGGGGATGGTCATGTAACTATGTTGCGGAAACGGCGTTCCGCGTGCAAGTGAACCCGTGGAGGGAAGCAATGCTTACCCTGATTCTGCTCGTTTTCGCGTTCGTTCTGGTAGCCGTATCTGCCTTCATTGCCCCGGCAGCGGAGCCGTGGCGCTGGCGTCTGGCGTGGTGCGGTGTAGCCTGCTGGATTCTGTCCGAACTACTGGCGAACGGACCCGCACTGGCGCACGGTGGTCTGTTCGCGCGGTAGATTGTCGGCAAGGTGTGCAACATTTGCATGACCGGCGCTATTACTGCGTCTTCACCTTCGTCCAGTCGGTCGAGATTTCGCGCTGCGCCTCGCGTAGCGTCATCTTGCCGCTGCATACCTGCCGGTGCAGGAAGTCCTCGATCTGATCCTTGTCCCTTGCGCCTGGCTTTGGCAGGTACGGCTCCGGCCATAGGTTCGCGATATCGTTTGTGCCAGCTAGTTCGAGGGACAAGAGATGGTCCACTTCGCAACACACGCCGCTTTTCTCGTTCGCGCCATATTCAGCGTAAACCGCTTTCTTCGTCGCTTCGGTCACGTCGCGAACTGTTGCCGTGTAACCGGGTTTGCAGATGGTCTGTTGAATGTTTGCCTGCGTCACGTGCGGGTCCGCTTTCCCTGGCGTCACTTTGTGGTCTGGCAGCAGCGCACCGTTCGCCGCATGGCCGTAGTGCGCGGTCTGCGCGAATACTAAACCGGCGAATGCCATACCAAAGAGGAAACGCATCATGCCGCTTCCTCGGCCACTACCGCGCGGCGGTCGTGCCAGCGTCCACGCTAAACATCAGCATGTAGTTCCGCTACTCCGACCGGTTCTGGTTGTCGCCCGTATTCCACCCGAAGAATTTCCACGTCGGGACCCTGAACCGGTGTTCCTTCCCGGTCTACAAACTCGCAATCCGGTAGTCAGGTATGCGCGTTTTTACGAAGTACCTGGCGCTGTCCGGGTAATGATCACGCTTCTTAATGGGCTTCTCTTCCTTCTTGTCAAGTTTCGATTCGTCCGGCCACGCGTAGGCTACCATCTCCTGAATTCCCTTCGGGCAGTGGTCTTTGTTGATGCGAATTTTCTTTCGCGACAGCATTGTGCTGACGCGCCGAATGCCGTCAAGGACTTCGTTGTCGGCGTCAATGACCAGCACGCCACGGGAGCGAAGTTCCGCACGAAAACTGGCCGCGCTGGGATCAATGATAACCGACGGCCACAGTCGTTCGTTATTTCCGAATCCAACCCAGTGTGCGCCCCAGCCATTGATAAGATCGTCGGCGTACTCTTTGTCGGTCTTCTGGCGTCCCTGTTCGCGCGAAGAGTAGTAGTATTCCCGGTCAAACCAGACTGTGTCGCCGTCGTCATAGATATCAATAGCCGCAAGAGGAAGGTCCGTTCCGTAGTCAAGGGCAACCACGTGCTCCACATGCCCATGCTGGCTTAACAGCGCCGCCGGGCGCGTGGCGTCAGTGTAGTAATTCTCTTCGGTCAGGCAGTCACGATATACCGCGCCTTCGGCCAGAACCCACAGGCCGAGAATGAACCGGCTGTAAAAAACGCCAGTGTACTTGCGTTTGGTGAACTCGATGAACCGCTGGTCCAGACTGGGATTGTCGTCCATGGTCCATGTCTGCCACCAGATGTCCTTCCCGAGTCCGTGAGTCAAATCCTTCGAATCGAGAACGTCTGTCTTCAGCCAGTGCCACGGGCTGCCGGAATTGGTCGATGCGTAGAGACGTGCTCCCCATGACGACATGCGGCTGATGAGCATGTCGAAAAACGTCTTTGGCATCAGGAGCAGTTCGTCGCACAAAGCAATTCCGATAGTGTTTCCCTGAATGAACTTGACCGATCCTTCGTCGTGCGCTCCGACCACATGCCAGTGCGAATCGTACAACCGGAGCTCGCCGCTCTGTTTGTTGTAGTCGTAATTCTTTTCGCCGACTACCTCGAACAAGTCCACGAGCACGTTCTTGTACACCTGGTCTTTGGAAACGCCGGTCAGAATGCGCAGACCGTTCACTTTGTAGCGGCATAAATGGATCACTAACTTCGCAGACAGGGCCCACGTGTTGTGCGTGACGATGAAATCGTCGGTAACATACAAATGCGACGGATGCGCAACGCGGATGCACTGAGCTTCCTTTTGCCCGAGCGAATCGACGGAGACGATGTACCTGGTCGGTTTGTATCTTGTGCGCTCTTTGAACGCTTTACGTTTCCGTTCTAACTTGAATGGGACAATGCCCGGCGGAAGGCACAGTGACAGGCTATACGCTATACGACCGTTCTTCTTTACGCCTTCGTATGTGAATGTTGGGACCGATGCACTCTCGGAAACCGTCCCTCCGAGCGATTGTACGAGGAATTTGACACCGTCGCGCAGGCGCACCGACGTGGTGCCAAAATGCGCCCCGCCACCCTTGCTGTACGCGCTTCCGTCCGTGTCCATTAAGCCACGCAGAAGCTCTAACCGGACCTCGATAGTATTGAACAGATATTCTTCCGGGACGAACTTCTCATGTGAGAATGCCCGTAGCAAACCGGAAGTTTTGAGGTAGTTGCGTACGGGATGTCGGATCGGCGGAACAGCAGCGCATTCCTTCTCAAATCTCCTCTTGATTGGTTTGCGTGTTGTGGTCCGATAGTAACGGGCACTCTGGTTCAGATTTGCGCACGTTCGGCACGAATCCCTGGAATTCTTATGATGTACTGCGTTGTCGCCAGAGATTTCATGCCCTCGTGCACAGATGTTGGATCGCCCGGTCCACACAATGCTATAGTCATACTTACTTTGGTGGCGGACTTCACAACCAGGTATGTGAGTGCTCAGGTACTCGACAATCTCCCGGTCTTCCGAAGAAAAGCCTATGCCCCTCTTCTGGCGAAAACAGCCGTCTCCCAACAGAACACCTAGCACATATGGATCTATCGGTACGGAACGTGCCTCGAACTGGACTGGTCCAACCGTACGGATCGTGTGATTGAGCGCGTTTAGGTGTGGGGACCGTAAGGTCTTCCTGATGTCTTCTGTCGTGCGAACTTTGGGTTGTGAGCACTTCCGATTAGGATGTCTGCCGAAATTGGACCGTTCGTAGTATGTCGAGGTCTGCCACAGATGCTCGGCGCAGCATTCCGTGGAACTGCCGTCCTTGAATCCGACGCGAAAGATTTCCTTTTTACCCTGAGGGAACACGCCAGTCACCATCGTGGGGCTTCCGTCGCCAGCGATAACCATATCACCGACCTGAAGGTCGCCCATCCTGCGCCATCCGCTCGGAGTCAGCACTTTCGCGTCCAGCGGTTGCGCCTTTGCGCTCCTTACCGATCCGACCAGAATGTTGATTCGCGCATCCTGTTGCGGCGGGCGTGTGATGAACCGTTTCGCCCGTATCCCGAACGGCAGGATTTTCGGCGGAAGCACGGATGTGGTCGCAAGCGCGCTCATTCATGTGGATTCCCGTTCCACGTTACGCCAAGCAGCTTTGCGCCATGTTCGGTAAGCGGCACGCCGTTGCGCACGTGAACCACCAGATTGCCTTGCTGTGCCTCGCGGTCGGCATCGCGAAACGCCTGGCGAATTGCGGCTTCGGTTGGGACGCTGTCAGATACCAGTTCCGCCATGAGGCTTGTGGCGCTGCGGTCCATTACCGGTTGGCTCCAATCAGGCCGATAGCGAACGGCTTTACCGCCGTGCCGCGCCGATGTGTGGTTCTTGCCGGACATGAATTCACGCAACACCCATCAACCGGTGCAATTCTTCTTCGGTTGGTAATTCGGTCTTGCCGTCTGGTCTATCGAAAACGGTGTACCATTTGGCGCGGCGTCGCTAGGCCGAGTCACGCAATTCGCTCCAATATCCGGCGACCCTTGTGAAGAAACCCCTTGGGAACGTGGGCATAAGCCAGAACGGTTGCCGCAGGAACGTCTGGTCCAAGTTCTCGGAGAGCGTCTTCGATTTTTTGCGTCACGCGAGCCTCGGCAGCGCACTTGAAACAGACCCCGGTTTTATTGAATCGGGTGCGCGGTTTCAGGCACGCAGGACACATCATTCTCGGTTTCGTTTCAACCCCTGGGGACTTCGATTGTGCCGGTGGAACATATCGGAGAATCCGATACACGGATGGGCCACCAACCGCGTGCTCTGCTGCTATCTCTCCCGCCTTTAGTAGTTTGCCGATGCTTTTGTTGACCTGCCGCTGGCTAATGCGCAGATAATCGGCAAGGGCCGACTGGAATAGCTCAGGTGTCCTCCCCGTGAGCCAACCAAGCATGAACAGAACGCTGTAAACATCACGGTCGTAAGAGTTTAGGTCTTCATTGACATGAAGTCTTGCGAAGACCTGCCCGAACCCCTTGTCAACGTCGATATCAACGCCGAAAAACTGGAGGGGGGTACGCATATTGTGCGTAGGGGGTACGCATATGGTTCGTAGTTTCTTACAGAGATAAGAAGAGGGATTTGCACTCATGCCGTTTTCCCGTACCTCTCCCGGTATTGCGCGGCCAGTGCCTGGAGGATTTGCGCGCCCTCGTTCCGTCTCGCGTGGCAGTCTTCGCACACCTTGCGAGCGCCGATGAACGGAACCCGCACGCGGTGACAGCGATTACACGCGCGTCGTTTCCTTTTCCCCGATTTGTCAATCAGATACATCATTCGCCTTCGCTCTTGTCCAACTCGCTTGCGCCATCATCCGCCTGCTTCAGCACGGCCTTTGCAAGTTCATCAAGCCGGTCCGTGCTGCCGGTGTCAACCAGCAATCGGTCGCCGTAGCGCCGGGGAGCCAACTTGCCGAGGTACCATTTCCGCGTGTCCAGTTGTAGCCGCGTCCGTTCCACCA